TCAGGCTATCAGGGGACCGTATTTGCTTTTCAATGTACCGGTTTTAGTGGCCGTTGCGTTGAACTGCGCAGCCTGCCCGCTGGCCCCTGTATTGGGGTGAGTATGTGACGCGGCAGTCTCTGCCAGCTCCCTCACCACGTCCAGGGTGTCGGTGAGTAGTGTCAGGACGTTAATCTCTTCGCTTCCCAGTTTTACCACCGGGGCAATCAACTGTTGCGCCTGGGCCACGCTTCGGCGGATGCCGCTGATTTTTTCAGTCAGTGCGCCGCTGACGTTTGACGTGACATTCCCTTTCACGTCGTCTGTAACATTGCCCGCGACGTCCCGTTTCACGTTCCGGCCAACACTGACGGAATTGTCCTTGCTGCAGGTTACTGTCAGGTTGCCTGATGTGCCGACGCTGTAATCCCCCTCGCTGATATGAACGACCGCCCCGGCCAGAAGTGTGGCCGTGCCAAGCACGGTTGTTTTATCCGTTGCCTGGACCGTAGTTTCACGGACAACCACTTTGCGGATCTCTTCGTCGGTGGTGACTTCGCGAATCATGGAGTTTTCGCGGATTGTCTGGTCTGTCTGGCGTTCCCAGTCTCCGGCAACCGTCACGCGCTGAGATACACCATCGCGCTGTTGCTGCAACTGCTCGCCGGGTTTAACTGCTGGCAGGTTATGACCCTCCGCCATAATCTGGCGCACAAATGGCTTATCCTGCCGCCCCTCCGCGAATCCTACTTCAACCAGCGTGCCAGGGGGCGGAAACTGAAACATTCCCGACTCACTGCCCGCCATTGGTACAGGTAATGGAACGGCAGAATAAACCGGCGTATTTGCGGCGGGCTTGCCGTCTTCGTCAAGCAGCTGGAGATCCACGGCATAGCGCGGGCGGAATGGATCGGCAATATTTCCCCGTGAAACATCCTCGCTTGGTGCTTCCACCCTGGCGAACTTTGGAAGATGCAGGCCGCTTGCCAGCTCCGGGAATGCGTTTTCAATCTGCCGCTGAATCGGTGATTTTTGCAACGGCTGGCCGTTGGCTTTGTTGCGGGGCTGCCAGGTGATTGCCATATCGTCGTTATTTAGCCGGACCTGGTTCAACCGCTGGCCGTTCACCTCAGCACCAGGGCGCAGGCTCTGAATCATCGGCACAACCATTGAATTGCCGCCTGCCGATGCCTGGCTAAATTCGTGCGGGATCTCTACTGGTTTACCCCCAAAAAGACTATGCTCCGCAGCGCCGACGAAGACATCCCCGTCCGGCAGCTGATACCAAAGATAATCCGTCACTGTAAATGCGCGGCCCAGACTGGCAAGAAGCTGATAGCCCGTGCCGCTATGCGTAAAGTGGGGGATCGGTTTATCTGCATAAGCAGCGCCGACCGGCGTTGTGACGGTCAGCCCGCTTTGCTCACTTATCCAGTCAGTAATCTGGCGAAGCGTTGGATGCTGGAAAGAACACGGCCACAATTTATCAAAGATGCCGACAAGCTCACGCACGAACAACCGGCATGTTCCATTATCAGCAGGCTGTGACCGTTCGACATACCCGGTAAACCAGCGCAGGACCAGACCATCATAGCCAACATCGATACGCACCATTTTGCCAGTGTAATCTGTCTCTGTCCCCGCAGTAATAAACCCCCGACCGCACGCGTTCAGCTCCAGCACGATATTGCAGTCAATCAGATGGACCGGATCAGTGGAAAGGTACAGGCGTTTAATTGGTTTCATCGTTTAATTACCCCAGCGCATCGTTGACCGGCTTTAAGACCTTTTCTTCAAACCAGCTCATTTTGTCGGCTGGCTCATCAGCACCGGCAGCCGAACCCGCGCCCTTTGACCCCGTTTGCTTCGTGCTGGCCGTCGCGTTACCTTTTCTGGCCTGTCGTTTTTCCGGGACGCTGCCTTTTTCACGCAGGGTGAAACTTACCTGCCAGGCAAGACGATCCTCCTGCGGTACGGCATCAATCTGACCGGTGAACGTGGCTTCACGAAGGTTAATAGCCGTTGCCGTCGCATTGGCGACGCGGTACTTTTTCAGTGCTCCGCTGGCTTCGGTTGCGGATGCCAACTGGAAAAGCCGCTGTAAAACGGCTTCGTCGTCGAATGTCACCAGACCCGACACACGCAACTCTTTGGCCTTGATACCCTGTTCAGCATTGGCCGTGCTCGATGTCTGGCCCGACTGGTCCTTTTCCTGAAACTGCATGGAAGGTGAAACCAGCATGTTCTGCATGGCGATCCCTTCACCATCAAGCGCGAGTAATGCGGTCTGGCTCATGTAGCATCTTCCCTAAGTCATATAACGAATCCCCGATAAACATCATCGCGGCGGTATGCACTGCCGTTGTTTGCGGGATGCCTTTCAGCAATTCAGCGGCAGCAACGGCATAACTCCCGCTGTAACTGAATGAAAAAATATTCGCACTGGCGGCTTTCAAGTCTTCCAGTCCCTGGCTGAGTGAGGACAGCAAACCGGCCCGTTCCTGAATAAATCCCGTAACCTGATTTTTTAGATCTGTTGTGGTGGTACTGACTGCGGCGGCCAGCTGCGCGGCGGCAACACGCTGGGCATTCAGCGCCAGCCGGTTGGTTGAGACTGATAACGGCGCACTGGCTGGCAATACATCGTCTTTAACCGGCAACTGCATTTTTACCGTGCTGAGTTCTGCGGCCGCTGCGGCCATGCGGCTTACCTGCGTAAATACCGGGGCCGGAAATACGGTGGACAGTTTATTCAGGCCCTGCATAAAAGCGTCGTGGGTATTCTCCGCCACCATCATGACAATGACATCACCGCTACCGCCACCGGATAACAGCTTTTTAGCAAGATATCCCATCGCATTGGCCGGACTAAGATAACCGCCTGAATCCGTATTCTGTCCCAGACCGTAAACCCATGGATGTGCGGGCACAATGGAACAGGCCAGCGCCCCCATATCGTCAGCAATCTTTACAACCGATTCACGCCACATCAGTCATCTCCGGCCAGTCAGGGGAAGATGTATCCACACGGTTAACCATGACGCTGTAGAGTTCCCAGGCATCCAGCCGTTTAATCTCTTCATCTGTGGCAATTTTTAGTTTTACTGCCCGCGACAGTGGTGCAATAGCCGCCTCAGCCTCAGCAAGGCGACGAACTTTTTCAGCCTCCGCCTTTTTACGCAGCTCTTCCGGCGAATAAACCCGTTGAACGACTTTACCGTCTTTAAACTGCCAGCCGCCTGAAATATCAGCGCGACGGTTTTCATCCGTATCAGGTAGCTCCGCCACGCTCTGGCCTGCAGGCCATAAACCGGAAATATCGCGCGTGATACACGTAATAACATCGTTATCGTCGTAGGTAATTTTCAGCGTGTCTTCTGAAAATAATTGCTGGCATGCATACCAGTCCTGACCATCCTCTGATTGTAGATGCGCCGCACCGGCGAATAATGTGTCGTCTGGTTCCGGTGTATACGGAATGAAATTTTTAATATTTAAAAACTGCTTGTTCTTTTTATTTTTTGCCGCTGTCATAATTATTCCTTCTTATACACTTGGGGCTGTTACCCACGTATCACCAACCAGATACTGAATGGGACGGTAATAAACCTTGTCATCGTTACCTTCCATTTCCCAGCTACCGTCAGTATGGAACCCCGTCACCACCTGTCCGCCGCCAAGCTGAAAATCACGCCACAGACCGCCAGAAAGCGCCACGGGGCCAAGTCTGACCGCTTTTACTACATTGTTGTGAATCCATGTACTTAACCAGCCATTTCCCCATAACGAACCAAAGATATCACCGTTATTCTGATAAATAGCGCCACCTATATTTAACGCGTTACAGTAGACGATACCGTTAACAGTAAATGAAATACTTCCGTCCGTATTTCGTTGACTGTATAAATGCCATCCCTGTTCATCGCTCAGCTCAATGACTGTTGGACGTTCTCCACCTCCCCACAGACTTAAACCAGCATTCAGTGCAGAATTGTTACCACTCGATAACGTCAGTGTTTTTCCGTTGCCGGTGCGCACGACACCAGTAGCGCGAATATCTGCCAGCATGTGCAGCCCGGAATTGTCGATATAACCGACCTGGGCACTATTGGCATAAATACCCAGAACGCCATCACTGTGCCACTTAAACCCTGTATCGTTATCGCCGAATACAATCGAATTACCGCCCAGTGCATTGTCAGTACCAATACCCAGTGGGCCGTTAAGCCGCCCCCCGGTAATCGGCAATGCACCCACATCACTGGCTGAAGGTTTATTTACGGTGTTGTAGTCAATAACCCACTGGCGGCTGGTATTCGGTTCCGTTCCCCAGTCCTGGCGCTTTGCGTTCGCGCCCATATGCGCGTAATAGTGCTGAAACCAGACTTCTCCAATTTTCTCAACAAACATATATCCGTAGCTGTACAGCTTGCTGCCATCCGGATAGGTCGGAAAATCAGCGACCGTATCAGAATTCGACACCGCCACCCGCCACCATCCTGGAGTATTAGCTGATGCCATCGTGCCGTTATCGGTAATCTGTCCAATGGCATCGGCGGAAATGGCCTTCACATCTGACGCCCACAGGGTGATATCCCCGGATAATGGATGTCCATTGACCTTACGGCCTGACGGGACACGACCGTTCGCATTATCCATAGCCGCCTTAACCGCTTTCGGCGTTGCGGCCAGTGATTCCGACTCGCTGTTCGTATCACTGCTTAACTGCACAAACCCTTTTTCGCGGGTTGTGGCGTCCGGATGATTACGGGATTGCTCATGTTTTCTCAGGGCATCGCTGGCCTGCTGCTCATTCAGCGTCCCTTTCGGGCGTAAATCCGTAATATTGCCGTTTTCATCAATACCCGCCACTGCAAACACATAATGCTGTAGGCCGTTCTGCACATAATCCGCCAGGTTGTCAGCAACCGTAATACGGGACTGCACACCCCACACGCTGGTAAGCGTTCCTGTCCAGCATACATCCAGCCAGACTTTGACCGGCCTGGTTGTCACGGTAATATTCAGGTTTTCTGCAAGCGTTGTGCGCAGCCCTGCCACATAACCGGTACCTTTGGTCACATAAAACTGATTCCCGCTTTTCCCGACCAGATAACCGTCACCAAAAAACGCCGCCGCCCCGAAGATGTCGATATTTTCCAGGCGCTGACGCTCGTCCATTGCTGCCAGACGGGCAGTAAAATCAATCTGCCATGTTTCTGCCGGGGTGGTAATTTCCGTTGCTTCCCTGGCTCCGCTGTATTCCATCAACATGGAACGGACCAGAACGTTTCCCTGCTGGCCGTTCGCATTTTTGATTTTACGCTGGGTCGGGGCGTGAATAATCATCGCAAGTGTACCGGTGGCTTTATTTGCCAGTCCGATCCAGTTGAAATCAAAATCGCCCACATCCGCCCCCAGGGTGACGGAATAAACGACAGAATTTTCATTCACAACGCCGGATTTGCTCACTGCCTGACGATAAACAATTTTATCCGCTGCGGGCGTTGTCTCGGTATTATCAATCGGCTTATCAGCAACCAGCCCCGGAATATACGCGAAAATAAATTCATCCAGCGTGACGGGCTGATTATTAATTGCCTGCTGGGCTTTCCATTCTGAAAATACTTTTGTAATAACAGCTTGTGACATAGGTCTTTCCTCTACTTCAAACTTGCGCTGTACGTTGCTTCGGACAGGTTATTCACATCACCCAGGGTGGCAGGCCAGCAAATATATTCCCCCTGATACCAGCCAATATTGATATTCAGCGGCAGGGTGGCGATCACTTCAAACTGGTAACGGCGGCATGTGCGCCCGTATTTGCGGATGATTTCCAGTAGGAGATCTCCATTTTCCGCAATCTGGCTGTTTGTCACACGAACAACAATTACGTCCCAGTCGAGTCCGTCCTGCCGCTCCAGTAATTCAACGTAACCAATCCCCAGTCGCTCAAAAATGGCAATAAATCCCGCCACCTCTCCGGCCTGCTGCGCATTGATAAATGCGTAATTCACCCGTTTGCGGAAGATGTCGAGCGGCTCCCCCTTAAACCGAACGATGTCGCGTTCCCAGGCAATCAGGTTTAACAGCGGTTCGGGGCAGACCAGCGGGTCAAATTGCTTTAACAGCCAGGTTACCCACCCGTACACCTGCGACCAGAACTTCACGCAGGCCCGCAGCAGCCTTGCGGGGTCGCCTTTGTTCAGCCACGACGGCAATTTCAGACCGGCAAGCAACTTCGAAAACTCAGTCATTTTCAATCTCCACCGTTAACCCTGACAGGCGCGGGACCGACAGTTCGCTGACAATATCCGTCAGTGAAAAATGCAGTGAGTCGACAACCGGAAAAGCCTTGTGGATCTCGCGGCCCAGATTCGAAAAGGAATAGCGCGAATAGGGCTGCGTCTTTTTAACGTCGTAATTGGCGTTCTCGCGAAACGCGCAACGAATCAGGTCGGTAATACCGGTTTTTAACGCGCTCAGGTCTTCCGCTTCCATATTTTCCACGCTTTTGACGTAGACCGTCACCGCCAGGGTGTGGCTGGTTTCCGGCATGGCATAACACTGTAGATCATCACCGTGTCCGTGGTGGCCCTGGGTATTCACATAGTCGTTAACCGCATCAATAAAGGGCTGTGATATTTCGCCGCTGTCCAGTAACAGGTAAGCATTTGCCGTACCCGGCCCCCGCGGGGCATCGTGCAAAAAGTAAATGCGATCAACGCTCAGGCCCAGCACGCTGGCAATCATGCTGCGGTAGATAGCGTCAGAATGGTAATTCCCTACCAGATTAAACTGGTTGCGGGTGCGGTCGCGCAGCTCGTCGTCGCTTTCCTCGTTAGCCCCTGGCGTAATCAGCCATTCGTCCTCATTGACCGCGCTGGCGATCCCGGCCACCGCAACGGGTAAAATCCGGTAATAGCCGGGCGCAAGGTTATAGCCGCTGCCGGTGCCGGTCGCCGTTACAGGAACCAGCCCGCTTTCAACCCCGGCAGGCAGTGTCACGTCTTCATTCACCGCCAGCACGTAAACCACGCCGTTAATACGCTCGGTTTGCACCAGTGTTCCGGCAGGCACGACGACCACATCCGCCGCGTTCAGCTTGTAGAACCGCAGCACGCCAGCGGCAGCGCTGGCCGGTTTAGGCACAATATGGACCGCCCAGGCCAGCAGGCGCAGCATGGGACCGGTGGCCGTCGCAACAAACATATTGCGCAGGACCACATCGATCAGCGCCGCACGCAGCCATAACACCGGCGTGGTGACAATCTTCGAAATCAGCCGCCAGAAAGGTGACATTCTCGACATGTTTGTGACGAACCCTTCCGCCTGCACGGTGGCTTTAAATGCCGCCGTAATTTCGGCCTCTGTCGCGGGCATCCCGCTGTCATTCAGTACCTTTTCGAAATCAACGTCGGGTTTCTCAGTCATAGTTAACCTCTGTACTGACAGGGCCGAAATCGTAGGTTTCCGCCGTGATATACAACCTCGAAAGGGTTTCTTCGGTGATCACTATGGTGCCAGGAACCAGACGTTCGTCGCTTTCAACCAGTAAGGACAGCTGCGTCAGTACGTCACCGCGCATTGTCGGGCTGCGCTCACCGATCAGGCGGGTGGTGATACCGCTTTCCAGAATGCTGTGAATAATGTCCTGGGTGATGCTGTCGCGGTTATCGCAACGGCGCGGCTCGTTGCCGCTGTCCAGCGTGAAATCGCCGTCAGTGATCAAAAGGTCGATGTATAACGGTTCGGTACTCATCCTGCGTTAAGCTCCTGCCATTCAGCCAACTGGGCCGGGGTGATTCCATTGGGGGCGTTGATGTAGGTATCGCCCCACGATTTACGGTTATCAACGGCGGTTTTGCTGTCGGTTTTAACCTGACTCATCAGGCCGCCGCGTGGGATGTCTGCATTAATTCGGTTCCCCGTCAGCACTGACGGGTTGTTCAGCTTCGACGAACCTGCAGCACTGTCAGGAATGACCGCGTTTGCCGGAACGGCAGCCGCTGCCGGTGGCGAAACGGTTTTCAGGTCGATGTTGACGCCGGGGATCTTGTTTAGCTTCTCAACAATCCAGTTATAGGTAGATGCAAAGGTATTTTTGAGGACGTCAAAAAGTTTGCTGAATACCCCGCCGATGGTCTGCGCGAACCCTTCAAAGGTGGCTAGCGGGGAAAGACCGGCAAAGAAATCAACCACCACGGCCCAGCCGTCAGTGATGGACTGCCAGACCCGCGCAAACACCTGGCCCACCTGTTCAGCGACTGACATCACCCAGGCAAAAGCCGCCGTATTCATGACTGCTGCCGCCAGTTCTTCCCAGTGGGTGACGACGTACCAGACCCCCACGGCCAGAAGCGCCAGCCCGGCAATAATCAGGGTGATCGGACTCATCAGGAATTGCATTGCCGCTCCGGCAAACATGGTCGCCGCACCGTAAACCCGCATGGCAATGGCCCCGGCCTTTAACGCGATATTCCATGCAGCAAGCGCGATGCGGCAGACACCCGTCCACAGCGCCAGCAATTTTGACTGGATCCACAATGCAGCCAGGCCAATGCGCGTTGTCAGCAGGGACGGACGCAACAGATTGAACGTCCATAACAGAAGTTTCCATGCGCCACCCAACACCTTAGCGATTGCGGCCAGCCCCATCATGGTGAAGCCAAAGACCCCCATCACGATATTGACCGCCGCCCCGGCCAGCCCGAAGGACAGCACGCCCAGGGTGATGTAACCCAGCCAGCGGGCAATATTCGGGAACATATCCAGCCAGCGGGCAAATTTTGTCCCCACGTCAGCAATACGGTTCATCAGCGGTGACAGGATAGGGATCAGCGTGTTACCAATCGCCACGCGAATGGCAAAGAATGTCGCTTTGATACGCTCCCACGGCTCGGCCATTCGTTCGGCCATTTCCTGGGCGCGTTTCATCCCGTCATTTCGGCCCAGCTCGGTGATGCTGCGGTTTAATTTATCCTGCTGGCCGTACAGCTTTTTGATAACGTCAGCACCACCACCGAACGCGGCGTCCAGCGCCTGTTGTGCCTTGACATTCCCTTCGATGCTCTGCCCGTATTTGCTCTGGAGTTTTTGCAGAATGTCGCCCATCGGCAGCATTTTTCCGGTGGCATCGACAAAGCTCATACCCAGCTTTTCAGCGGCAGCCGGGGCGCTGCGTAAAAACTGCTCGTAGATCCCGCTGGCCTCAGTACCCAGCGTGCGCGAAAGCGTACCCAGTACGGCGAACTGTTCATCCAGGCTGACGCCAAAGTCAGCACCGGCGCTTTTCGTCCCCTCGATAAGCTCCTGCATGGTCTGCATTTTCACGCCGAAGTTTTGCACCATGTACGCCGTTTTTCCTGCCAGTTCTTCGGCAAAACGCACATGGCCCAGACTGGACAACTCCGCGTTGAAACGTGACGCCATCGCGCCGATATATTCGCCCGCCTCTTCGCCGCTGGCCTTGACGCCTGCCGCCAGGGTATTGGCCGCGATGGTGACGCGGGGCAGGTCCATATCGGACAGGCCCGCCATTGCGCCTTTCATCGCGTAACTTGACCGGACCACATCAACGGCCCCTTTGCCGTAGCGCATACTGAATCGCATGGCTTCGCCGGACAGACGTTTCAGCGCATCCTCTGCCACGCCTTTGGAACCCACTTCTGCAAGTGCGGCGTTCATCTCATACGCCGGACCCACCACGCCCGCGATGGACTGCGCCACGCCCCAGACAGCCGCCGCACCGATCCCGATTTTTGTAAAAGACGCCTGCGATTTTTCAGCAAAGCCGGACAACGAAGACTGGGCCGTCTTTAATGGCCGCGTCAGCTTATCGATCAGGCTTAGGGTAAAATCCAGGTGGCTCATATCAGTTTCCGTTAAATGCGATGGCTATCCCTTCCGCCGTCTTGCTGGCGCGGGTCTGGGCGAAATATTCGTCCAGCCACAGGGCGCGGGCGATGCTTTCTTCGTCGTCGGCTTCGTGCGGGAGGTAGTAGCGGCGCAGGGCAAGGTATTGCTCAAGCGCATTCTTGCGAATGGCCGCCACCCGCGCCGTCAGTTTTTTACTTCGATCTCAAGTTTTGGGGAGTAAATCTCGTTAACCTTCTCGACGATCTGCATTTCACAACCCGGATAATCTTCCATCAGCTTGTTGAGCGCCTCTTTACACTCGGCATCAACAATGCGGCCCAGATACGTCACCATAGGGGCAACCTTATTGGTCATGGTCATTTCGTTAAGCAGGTTGTTAAACGCGGTTTTATTCGGCTCAAAGCTCAGATTTACGCCCGCCACGGTCATGGCGATTTTTTTCGGTTTACTCATTGTGCTAATTCCTTACGTTGTCGAATGTTGCCCACCAGGGCGTTATGTCGGGCGGCGCAGTCGGTATACATCAGCCGGTAGGCTTTCAGCGCCGCGTCAAAGTCATTTCCGGTCGGTCCGGCCAGACGTGGCAGCGTGACCGGGCAAAGTGTCAGCTGGTTTTCCTGATAATTTTCGTTCGGCTTGATCTGCACTTTCGTTGAACAACCGGACGTAATCATCAGAAGCGCAAACGTTGCTAAAAACCGGCTTAATGGTTTCCGTGCGGATAACCCGTTCCGTGTGAATTTCATTGGCCCTCAGCTCCGCGAGTTTTGCTTCCAGCGCTTCACCAGACTGCTGCGTCACCTCAACAACAATCTGGCGCGTTTGTTCTGCCGCTTCACTGGCAGCGAGTTTCAGCTTTGCGTCGTGCCAGTCATGCGCCTGCCAGCCCGCTGACATTGCAGCGGCCAGAATCAGCAAAAGACCCAGCAAATTGCGCATCAGCGAACCCCGTTATGCTCAAGACTGAAATGGTTGCCGTCCGGCTTACTGAACCGGCCACCCCACGATCCGCCGATGGATTCCCAGTATTCGCCCAGGGGGCGATATGCGGCACTGTCGGTCTGGTATTCACCATTAACAAACAGGTTAAAATCCACTGCCAGGCGCTGGGTATGCAGGCTGTTAGCAATGCCGCTCCCTTTTTTTGCGTTAAGCGCGGCCTGTTCCGGCGTGCGGTACGCTTCGCCAAACGTCAGGCGATAACCCTTTTCTTCGGCAAAATGAATCAGGTTGGCGATCATCACCGTGAAAAGTTGCTGTTTTTCACTCAGTTTCATTGCGCTTGCTCCCCCATCGCTTGATATACATGTCCAGGCAGCGCTTTAACCCCGCCTCAATAAACGCACTTCCCAGAATGCCCAGGGCGCAGGCCAGCCCAATGACGACCAGTTCCGGCATATCGGGGAATTTCAGCAGCGGGATTGCGGCCAGTGGTGCGACCGCAGATCCCAGAATCATCCGCCCGACCAGCAGGCGGGTTGTGATTCGCTCATTACTGACCATCAGTTGCCCCAGACCGATCACGGCCCCGATAAGCAACAGTTTTTCAAGCAGTGACGTTTCTCCGTTCATCATCGTGTCAGCCTTTCAGATCGCGAGTGTCACGGGCTGACAGGTACGGCACGCCGTCAATCGCGACAAAGTCCGGGCTTGTCACCATGAATTTAATTTTCTTCGTGGTTTTGCTGGCCTCGTTGGGGTTGATGTTGACGATGTCGGACAGCGTCGGAACACAGCCAAACACCTCGATTTTTTCTTCGTCGTCCCCGGCGTTGGCATAGAACAAAAAGTCCTTTGCCGGAATGGCCCGCCAGGAACCTGCGGCGCGGGCCACAGCGGTAAACTTTTTAAAGTTCTGGGAATCGACTTCGACTTCCACATCCGCCGAAACGGACCCTTTCGTGTGGCCGTTAGGGATGCCACGCGACTGCGCAACGGCGCTGTTGTCCGTAATGGTGACGGTGGCGTTTTCTACGTGAATCATGATGCTGTCGTAGTTCACATCGAACGATCCGCCGCTGATACGTTCAGTCATTGATTAGCTCTCCAGTGAGGTGTCCAGTTCGATGCTGACGCTGATTTCTTTCGCGCTCTCATATGGTCGAACCACAAGGTAAATCTGTACCGCTTCGCTACTGGTCCAGGTGATGGTGATGTCACCGTCCTTTGGTGGCTTCACTTCGCCCGGAAATTCGATGCCGTTGATCTGGGTTGAAATCGCCATTTCACGCAGCGGCTTGCCGAAATAGGTTTCATGCGCGGCGATGCTGCCCGGTGTGCTGTTCAGCGAACGATCGGCAATTTTGGGGATTGCACGCAGACGGACACGGCGGGAGGCTTTATCAACCACGCGCACGTTTTCAATCACCTGATAATCACCGCCTTCAACGTCCAGAGTGCGACCGTCAGCCCAGTAGATGCCGTCATAATCGTGATACCACATCGGCACGCTGTAGCGGTTCGCCTGCAAAGACTGCAACACGGCCAGATCAATTTCGGCCCCCGTCCCGTCGACCGGCAGGCCATCGCGCCCCAGCGCGGTGACTGCACCGGTTGCAACGCGGGCGGGGCTGTCTGCCACCGTCACCGAACGGTTACACAAGCGACCAACCAGGACGCCGGGTTCGTTGCCCCACAGACGCGGGACCAGTTGCACCCCAGGCGATGCAATACCGTCCTGGAGTTTTGCCAGGCGCGTCACATAGTCGCTCCACGCTTCGTCCTTTTCCGGCCCGCCCACAGCAAGGGCAAACCAGATAAAACGCCCAAAACTGGCCTGTAAGGTGACGCGCATTTCCGTTGCGCGGTTAATGGTGGCTGCGTCGGCGGTATCAAATGTCAGGACAACCCCTTCCACGGATGCCACGCTCTGGGCCTGCTTGACCGCGTTCATCCAGTCTTCGTCTGGTTTGTAGCCCTCGGCGTCCTTGTCTGGCTCTGCCAGCACATGCACGTAAGCAAACCAGTTCTGACCAGCGTTATTGGCCGCTGCGGCCACCATATTTTTTAACGGGCTGTCTTTGTCTCCCAGGGCTTTATCCAGATCACTGCCGGTATTCAGCGACTGGGTTTTCCCGATGTTAGTGTCGCCGTAACCCACAAAGAGAATGACGCGCTCGACGTCGTTCGTTGTGCCGTTGAAGCGGTTTTTCTGACTGACGTTGACATTCGGCCAGGTCATTTTTACCCCCTGATTTGCTGCGCGTTGACGTCCCAGCCGAAGCCGATTGCCTGCATTTGCCGCGCAATAATTTGGTTAAATTCGTCGTTGCTCACCCCCAGAAAAACGCGCCCTGGAATATCAATGGTCCATGTGCGTTTTGAGGGTGTGCCTTTCAGTTTTCGAATCAGTAATCCCGCCTGGGCCATGCTCATGGTTTCCATGATTTGCTTGCTGGACGGCTTAACCCAGCGCTTGCCCTTGCGGGTTTTGTAGCCCAGCGCCCGCAGGCGCTTGGCCTGTCTCGGTAGCGCTGGCTTGTCAGCCTGCGGCTTGCGCGGGGCGTTACTGGCTTTCATCTGGATCCTTGCGCCGTCCTGCTGGACCGCGCCGACCAGACCCGCCGCAATGGGCTTCGTCCCGTTCCGGTAGTTCCCGCCCTTGAGGTAAATTCTTACCCCCTGAATCTCCGGCATTTCACGCACAGCCAGCAGTTTGGGCAGCCCTTTTAACATCTTCCCTTTGCCACGCTTGCGCGGCTCCCACGGCGTACCGTCCGGGGCCGCCTGCTGGCGCTGGTGACGTTTTGCCGCTGTGACAATGCCCAGCTTTGCAATACGCCATAAAAGGCGCTGGCGCTTACGCGGGGGAAGGTCAGCTTTTGCCAGCGTTTCCCGCATCTGCTTTAGCTGTTGTTGGTTCAGCTCCCCACGGATCACGACGCGTCACCACGCTGGACAATAAATTCCAGTTGCGACGCCTCCCAGATTTCGGGGTTTACGATGTCCCATTTCTTACCCTTGAAGGGGATCGGCCCTTTTTCCACTTCACGCAGGACCAGCGGATCAACCAGCGGGACAATCACATCCAGAATGCATGACCCTTCGTCGTCGAACTCCGGGTCCACGGTGGGATCAGCTAACTTCAGCTCGTCGCGCAGCTCGTTGGCGAACTCATCCACCCAGGCCAGCACCAGGGCATAAATCAGCCCCGGCGAATATTTGCGGTAGGGGAAATCATCCCACGACAAACGGGCGGTATAAGTCAGCACCCCGATCCGGCGCTGGTTGTTCCCCAGCGCTTTGGCGTTGCGTACCAGCTCGCAATCCTCCATTGAACTGGAAAACATCTGCATAGCGTCAGGCGGCAGATTTTCCGTAATAAACGCCGTCAGGCTTTCAAGCTGGCTCATATCAGATGCACCCCAACGCGTGGTTGTCGCAGCATGTTTCGCATCACATTGGCCGCCTCGGCCAGCAGGCTGGCGCGGGTGTCCTGGCTTTCCTGCCCCGGATGCGATTCACGCCGCCCGATGGTGGCGAACTCCCCCAGTAAATCGGCCTTTGCGCGGGCGTAGACCGCTTTTTTATACTGGGCTGTTAACTGGGTTTCGTCGCCCATCTTTGCACCCGGTACATCTGCGGCCCGTTCGCAGGCTTTCGCGCTCCAGTAAGTCACCACGTCGGCCAGCGCGTCGTTTACCTCCGCAATGGCGGCCAGCAGGGCCACGCCTGCCGTTTCTGGCGGCAGGTCAGCGGGCAACGTGCGCACCTTCTGAAACTCGGCCAGATCGAGATCGGGCCAGAACGCCACGCCGTTGGTGATCGCTGTTGGCGTCACCGTCAACGGCTTACCGCTGATACTGAAACTTGGGCCACTCATTGGCGCACCTCGGTTTTGCAATAGAAACGGGCTGACGGGTTCCACGGCCAACAACCTTATGGTTGATGCCTCCCCCGCGCCCGTCCCGGCTTGCGGGAGTCGTTAAAGCTGGGTCAGGCCGTTAATCCGGGCGCGGATTTTTTCGCGCATGGTCTTAACTCCGGCGTTTTTGTTGTACGCCGCCGCCTGGGCCAGCAGGGCGTCGGCCTGTTCCAGCGTATTCACATCATCCACGGCAGTGGCACGCGGCTGGCCCTTCTCGTCGCGCAGCAGGTAAAGACCGGCGAACTTGAACCACTTCGCGTTAATGTCTTCGTGCAAACGCCACTTTTCGCGGATGTTTTCAAACGTGCGGCTGAAATAGGGTTCGATGCTGTGACCGGCTTCCGCCTGCATGATCGCCCACTCCAGCACCGTGTCGGCCACAAAGGCAGGCAGGTTGCTTTTGAAGTTTTCCGGCGTGGCCTGGCTCTCACTGATAGCCACGTCAGCCCAGTCCAGCGCCTTGCCCATTTCCCCCGTATCGAACAGCCAGATCACGCAGTAAACCAGGGCCGGATTGGCAAAGCGGGCATCACCGGCGAGATATGCCTCGACGGTCGGCATCCAGCGCGGCAAAAGAACGTCGCGCTTCATGTCGATGCGTTCTGCACGCGTCAGACTGCGAAGCCGTTCAACATCCCTTTCCAGCTCCAGCATTTGAATGTGAAAGCTGACCGGAGATGCCGTCAGGGCTTCGCACTTATCCAGCGCCTTTGCGGCTTTCACGCGTGCTCGGTGTCGCTGACACGGGGTCATAGCCATTTTTACGCGCCCCCTCCCGGTGCAACTTCGCCGGTCGCAAGGGTGATTTTGTCGAATGCCGCATACAGCTCGTCATGCTCGACGCCGTAACCTTCCATGCGCAGATAGTTATTCTCGAAGCGCTTGCGGTCGTCGTTCCATTCCGCTTTACGCTTACGTGTTCCCTGCTGGGTATAGATATGCAGGTTGTCCAGCGTGGTGACGATAAGGCGACCCTCCGGCATAAACGGCGGGGTGTACACGGTGCGGCCAGCAATCTGACGGCCAATAAGCTGCGCGGCGACTTTCTCAGTCGGGCGATCAATCTTATTCATCATCGTGGTGGCGTCGTTGCCGATAAGGTCAGCGGAAGCCAGCACAACCAAACGCGGGTCATTGCGGAATGGCTCATAAATGCAGGTGTGCACCAGGTCAGTGACTGCCGCATCCAGACCAATAAAGTCAGCACCCGACGCGCCAATAGTGACGGCGTCAGAAATAATCTGCTCAGATGAACGGTCTTTGACGATTTTGTGCCAGCCGATGTTGACGTCTTCGCCATTCGGGTTGGCTTCCGGGTCTGTATCTTCTGCAACACTCGTACCGTTGAACGCCACGCGCAGCATATCCAGCGCGAAAGATTCGTTGCTGAATGCCTGAATACGCTGGAAGAACTCCTCTTCGCTGCCCGCGTTCGCCCAGACAACCAGCAGGGAGTAAGGCAGATACGAACCGGAATCCGTTTCTACCAGCTTGTACTCATTACCGGACACGCCCAGGGCGCGGGAGAAACGACCATCTTTTTTACGCCCGGTGTAAATACCCGGTTTACCGGTGCTGACCACCTGACCGGTGATCTGGTCCACATCCAGCACATTGGGCAGCAGGCGCAGGAACTCAGAACTTTGCAGCAGGGCATTGCGCAGCTGGGTTTCTTTCGGATTTGTCAGCGAGAAGTAGCGCGACGTGTCCACCTGGCCGTTAGCTTTCGCCAGGCCTGCGGCAAACTTACGCAGCATCTGCTCTGCTTTTGGGGTTAATTGCATAATCTTTTATTCCTGAAAAGAATGGCTGTTAAACAAACTCAAACGGTTCTTTGCTTCCGCCTGGCGCACTGCCAGGGCGGCGCGTATTGCCGTTTTCCATCGCTGACAACTTAGTCAGGACGGTAGTCAGCTGCGTGGTAAGGTTGTCCATCTGGTTGCCAGCTGGCTGGCGACGGGCGGAAAAGTCACGGCGACGGCTGGCGCGTGGGCGCTTCGCTGGCGTCACATTGAATGACTTCATGACTTTTGCCAGGTTGGCTTTGGCGGCGCTGAATTCTTCCGCTTTGACTTCGTCTTCCGGGTTTTCGATAACGTCCTGCGCCAGCTCGGCCACCTCGTCGGCAGCATCAGCGATCTGGGCGGCAACGTCTGCCACCACATCAGCGGCCTGTTCCGGGGTATCAACCGTGTCAGCATCACCCGTTGCGGCGTCTTTACCGCTTTTAAGCAGATCCAGCATTTGCTGAATGAGCGCTTTTAATTCTTCCATTTTTTCTCCGTCGCCCTCGGTGGGCTTGTCAGTGTTTGGCTCTGGGGTTGGCGTAAAATCTTTACTGGCCGAAAATAAACGCGACCAGAAAGAATTTTTTTTATCCGGTTTGCTTGTCTGTAATTTTCCTAAACTGAATGTTTCCAGACTCCCGCGCTCGGCGTCCTTTTCTTCACCGGCTAAAACGAATTTAAGTTTTTCCGTTCCCAGACTTGCCGGAATATCCGTCACAGCCAGCCCAAAAAGATATTCACGACCACTGCCTGCAAAATCAGTGACAAATTCTGCTGACGTAAATAACTTTTGCCCCTGCCGATTGGCTTCAATTAAAAATTGATTTGGGATTAACTGGGCATATAACTTCGTGACATCACCTTCCGTTTCCACTTTCAGCGCGTCCACTTCCCCCAGATTGCAGGTAAATTCACGTTCGCTGATATCGCATTGCGGATGGTGCGGCCAAATCATGGCCGTGTAGGTTTTGCGGGTGTAGGTTTCTGCCGCATCAATCAACCATTGCGGTTCAATGGTGCGACCGTCCACAGCCTGTCCAGATGTGGCAATACATAGCCAATCCGTGCGGTAATGAGATTGCGGCATAACTGACCTTTAATAATGAATTTAATAACAATGATTCGTTTGTGGTGGTCAGTATTGCGAATTGATTAAAACAGCGCGACCGCTTTATTTCTTATGTATTCGGTTATAAATACATAGCCACTTTTTACCGATATTTAATTATCAATTCCGAAAAATAATCCCGCCATAATAGCCGCATGGCTAAATATTCCGATGAATTAAAAGAAGCGGCCCGCACGCTTTATATAAAAAGCTGGACGCCGAAAGATATTGCGCAGGAACTGAATATTCCACCGCGTACAATTTACCACTGGGCTGACGTCGGGAAGTGGGCATCACTGCTGCCTGTTGAATCGGTGGAAAATGTCATCGCCCGCCGTATCGACCAGCTCTCCCGCCGCGAGAAAAAAACAGCGCTGGAACTGGAAGAACTGCGCGATCTGATTGCTCACCATGTGAAACTCATGGCGCAACGCAACAAGCACGCCGAAAAGCTGGCAGAAATTCAGGCCCAGAAAGCGGCTTATGATGGTGAAGGGTACTGCCTCAGCAGCGCAGGCGGAGAACCAGGGGAAAGAAAGCGCCGGTATAAGAAAAACGACGTTTCCGGTATTACACCGGAAATGCTCGACACCTGGGCGCGGGAACATCTCTTCGAGTACCAGCTGCACTGCCGCGAACATAAAGGCGAAGACTGGCGCTTCATTCTGAAAAGCCGACAGGTCGGCATGACCTATTATTTCGCCTGGGAGGCATTCGAAGATGCTGTCATTACCGGTGATAACCAGGTCTTTTTCTCTGCAAGCCGCTCCCAGTCTGAAATCTTCCGTGAATACATCGTCCAGATCGCCCAGAACCATTTCGGCGTGACGCTGACGGGTAAAAATATCCGCCTCAGCAACGGCGCAATACTGCGCTTTTTGTCCACGAACGCCAGCACCGCGCAGGGCTTTAACGGCCACCTGTATGGCGATGAGGTTTTCTGGATCCCGAAATTCACGCGCCTGCACGAAGTTGCCAGCGCAATGGCAACGCATAACAAATACCGGACGACCTACTTTTCGACGCCCAGCGCGAAAACGCACCAGGCTTACCCGGTATGGACTGGCGAAGCCTGGCGCGGGGACGACCCGAAACGCAAAGGTGTGGCGTTCCCGACAGAAAGCGAAATGCGCCAGGGCATTCTCTGCCCGGACCAGATCTGGCGCTACATCATCACGATGGAAGACGCTATCGAAGGTGGCCTCGGTGCGCTTGTCGATATTGAACGGCTGCGCAACAAATACAGCCCGACCGCGTTCGCCATGCTCTACATGTGCCAGTTTGTTGACAGTAAGGACGCGGTTTTCAAGTTCTCCGCGCTTGTCGGCTGCGAAGTGGACCGGGCCACATGGGGCGACTTTGATCTGACCGCTGCGCGGCCCTTCGGCAATCGCGAAGTATGGGCAGGCTTTGACCCGTCACGATCCGGCGACAACTCCACCTTTGTTTTAATCGCGCCCCCCATAGAGGACGGCGAGCGCTTCCGCGTGCTGGCCGTCTGGCAATGGCAGGGCTTTAACTTCAGCTGGCAGGCCGACCAGATAAAGCAGCTTATGCGCCGCTTTAACATCACTTACATCGGGATCGATACAACCGGCATTGGTAAGGGCGTTTATGACCTAGTCAGCAAGTTTGCACCGCGCGAAGCCACACCCATTCTTTACAGCGTCGAAAGCAAAAACCGTCTGGTAATGAAGATGATCGACGTTGTCGAGCGTAAGCGCATCGAATGGGCAAAAGACGCCGTAGACGAAACGAACAAAGAGCGCGTCGAAATTCCGGCCAGCTTTATGGCTATCCGGCGCACGACAACCAACAGCGGCAACGCGCTGACGTTTGTTGCCGAACGTTCAGACGCGACCGGCCATGCAGATGTTTTCTTCGCTATCTCGCACGCCGTAATTAACGAACCTATCGATCACGAATATGACCGCCCATCGGGCTGGTACTTTGGGAAAGCAGCATGACAAAGAAACAGCGTAAAAATAAAAAATTCAGGTCCATGACCGGCAACAAGGTTGAAACCTTCACGCCAGGGCGCGGAAGCGTGATCACCTTTGGCGAACCAGAACCCATCCTGACGACCGGCACGGATTATCACAATATCTGGTATGACAATGAGTATGACCACTGGCGACTCCCGATTGATCGGCTGGCGCTGGCCCAGTTGCCGAACCTTAACGGCCAGCATGGTGGGGTACTGTATGCGCGGCGCAATATGGTGGCCGGTGGCTATATCGGCGGCGGCCTGACGCCTGACCAGGTCGAACAGGCTGTCTTTGATTACCTGCTGTTTGGTGACGTCGCTATCCTGAAAATTCGTAACGTATTCGGGGAAGTGATCGACCTGCTGCCGCTGCCGTCGCTGTATCTGCGCTGCCGGAAAGACGGCTCGTTTGCTGTCCTGCAGGAAGGGCCAGCGCTTATTTATGACCCGGAAGACATCGTCTTCTTTAAAATGTACGACCCGCGCCAGCAGGTATATGGCCTGCCTGACTATATCGGCGGCATCCATTCGGTATTACTCAACAGTGAGGCAACCATCTTCCGGCGCCGTTACTACAACAACGGAGCACATATGGGCTTTATTCTCTATACCAGCGATCCCAATCTCACGCTGGAAATGGAAAACGAAATCAAAGAGAAGATCGCCCAGTCCAAAGGGCTGGGTAACTTCCGAAATATGTTTATCAACATCCCGAAGGGCGACCCGGAAGGGGTTAAAATCCTGCCTGTGGGCGAAGTCAGCGCAAAGGACGAATTTGCCAACATCAAAGGGATCACCGCACAGGATATCTTTACCGCTCACCGTTTCCCCGCAGGTCTGGCGGGTATTATCCCGACCAACGGCGCGGTAATGGGCAACCCTGAAACCGCCCGCACAACCTATCGCAAGGATGAAGTTATCCCGTTGCAGCGCAAGCTAATGAACGGCGTCAACAATGACCCGGAGATCCCCCCACATTTACACCTGCATTTTGATGTAGATATCCCGGCAATCACCGCCGAAAAGGGCGAAAAATGAGCGCAGTTAAGTTAAAATCATCCCCATTGTTAGCAATGGCGTGCGGGATGGTGAACATGCGAGTTTTTAAAATTAAATGTCCTGAATGCGGCTCACCGGCCATCATTCGCAAATCTGACTGGAAAGATAAAAAACTGGCCGATTTATACTGCGCCTGTACGGAAGTTGAATGCGGCCACACCTTTGTTTTTAACGCCCAGTTTTCACATACCCTCAGCCCCAGCGGGCTGACCGGCAACAAGCTGGTTAAATTTCTGATTGACCGGCTCAAGCCGGAAGAACGTCAATTCGCACTGGACCTGCTCAACGGCCAGACGGCATAAACGAAGCCCGCTTTAAGCGGGCTTTTTTCCTATAAGAATGATGCATTGCTGAGTGTTATTTTGTTACATTCATGGTGTGTTTTACCCTAATCTCTGAGGAAAGAAGATATGCGAATGACCGCACAAGTAAAATCTTTTTCTAATGGTTTTTGTGAGAATGACGATATTTTTGGAAGGAAAAAACTTCACGATATCATAATGCGTGTCGCTACTAACGCGCCTGACCAAAGCTTAGTTTTAGCATTAGATGATAAATGGGGTAACGGGAAGACTTCATTTGTAAGGATGATGGAATCAGAAATAAACAAAAAACACTCCGATAAATTCGAAGTTATCTACTTTGATGCTTTTAAAAGTGATTATCAGTCTGACCCATTTGTAGCGTTAACATCTAATATTTATTCTTTGGTTAACAAGGAAGAAGGAAAACTAAAAACATTAGGTGAAAAACTATTAAAAGCTGGTAAAAAATTAGGCGCTTCATTTTTCTTAAATGGTACAAAATTTGCGATCAGCACTTTTTCAGGTGGTTTACTATCAGGAACCATTCTTGAAAAGGCAAGTGATACAATATCTGACTCTATATCTTCCCCTGTAGAAGCGTACATAGAAGAGAAGATAAAGACGAGTGAGAGTGAATCTGCAACTATTGAGCAATTTGGAAACTTGTTAACTGAGATATCCAAAGAAAGCGGGAAAAAGATATTTTTTATAATTGATGAATTAGACCGCGCTCGACCTGACTTTTCTTTAGACTTATTGGAAAAGATAAAACATATATTTTCAGTTGAGGGCGTTATTTTTCTCTTAGTGGTCAATCGAGAGCAATTTGAGAAAAGCATTGAATGTCGTTACGGCAAAATAAACTCAAGGTTATATCTTAATAAATTTGTACACTATTGGTTTACTTTACCAAAAAGAAACCATTTGTCTGAGGATTGTTTAAACAGGTTCAATCATTCAACTATAAAACAATACCTGATTACAATAGATAGCGGGAATAATTTACTTGTAAAAAACGGACCACTTCTTAATACATTATCTTATTTGCTGGAGGTAAACGGCTGTTCATTAAGAGAAGCTGAACGCTGTTATTCGGTATTTACCGTTATTGAAAACACTAATAAAATAAATAACATAGGAAATGATATATTTAAGGTTGCAATGGGCTTGGTCGCCTTCCTGAAAGTTCATAACCCACAAGTATTATCTGACATCATCTTTAGAAAATATGGAGTGGATGAAATATATCTAAAACTCTCAATAAGCAAATCACATATGAGAGTAATTCCTGAACTTCCTCTTCTTAATCATCTTTTGCAATATCACTTTACTACAGATGAACAATTGAAGAATCCTGACACTAAAAAACTGTATGAAAATATAGAAAGCTTTTTTGGCGTACGAGTTCCATTACTGGAAAACATGTGTGAAACAGTCGAAGGTTTTGAAATAAGTTATTAATTTAAAACACTATTGTACGGGCTCTTTGCCGCCCGTACCCGCAGAATCACGCTAACCGTCGCAACTGGTTGCAACGGTTAGCGTGATTGCATTCATTCTTTTGGGTGGCTACCTTCCACGCCCGCCAGCATTTTTTGATACTCCCCGACCGGATCAAACCGCAGGCGCGTGGCATCAATGCCGTGGTTATCCCGCAGGCGTTCCCATAATTTATTCACCGTCCGTGACTCATCGGGTAATTGACGCGTTATCAACTGGCCACCAGCACTGGCCCGATAAACTTTGCCGCCAATCTCCAGACGGCTCCCCATTAACAGCGAAACAGCCTGAATCTCTGAAATCTCAACCGAACACAACGCCGCATCAGCCAGCAGACTGGCAACCGCAGGGGCAAGCGCTGCCCGCCTGGCTTTTTCAGCCGCCGATCTGGCCTCGGTTTTTTCAACGGCAGAACGCCAGGCGACATCTAATTCGCTTCCTGGCTCATAAGGTGATCCGCTTTGCCGCCTTTTGAATGGTGTTTCACGTAGTCGCCGCATCAATTTGCGCCGCGTTGGCTGGTCCATATTTTCAAAATCGACGATTTCCTCTTCTGATTCTTCTGTCATACCCTCCACATCAGGTGAAAAATCGGTGATTTTTTCGTCTTCCGTAGAGTTATTGACAGAACTCCAAGCGTCGCCGGTTGGCGACGGCAAAAGGTCAACCCCCAAACCGGGGCCATTTTTGACCCCGGTGGCAGCTTTGGATTTGGCGCGGATTTTCCATTTAACCAGACGGGTGCAAATACGGGAGGCATCACCCAGACGCGGCGACCAGACCCCGAAAACCTTTTCGGGGATCTCACAATAAGCATTCATTTCATTAGCTGGCTGATAGGCCAGACGGACGACATAGTTTTCACGCGGGATCAAAACACCACCCTGGCGGATGATGTAGGTAGCAAAGCACCCGACATCGGCAGCGGCGCAAACCGCATCCATTGCAGGATCCACAAGCAACGGCGCACCGCGCTTGAAGGTATTGTCAATTTTCTGGCGGGTCGTGATCTGATTGCTCAGTTTGCGCAGCTCGCGGTAAACCGATATGGGCGGCTGTCCGATGGGCTGAAACTGGCGGATGCGGTGAAGTGACGCCCAGGCCATTGCATATTTGGCTGTTTCATTCAGCGGCTTGCCGCTTTCGTCGTCCAGTTCACCGGCCAGCGCGTGGCCGTCGATATTCTTCGAAATGTATTTGGCGATATACGCCGTTGCTGACCCTTTCCGTGGGTCCATTTTTTTTGACTTGAAACGAGCACCGGTATTGCGGCCCAGCTCGTCGCGGTCTTCCGCAATGAAGTAGGCGCGAAGGATCGCAACCGTGGCTTTAACCTGCTCTTGTGGCATAAATAGCAACGCGTGCCAGTGGGGTGTCCCATCGTGATGCGGTTCGGCGACGCGGAAGCCATAAGGGCGCAAATCTTCGCGTTTCAGTTTGGCGGTTGCCCGGTTCCATACACGGCATAAATAGCGCTGCGCCTGGGCGACGGTGGAATGATTCCATTTGGCGTTATGGTGGCCGGACGCAATATTACTGTGATATTTCGACGGGCAAGTAATGGTCAGGAAGATGCCAACATCGCCGCGACTTTGGGCGACAAGTTCAACCCCAGCCATTCGGGCCATAAGCTCATGGCGACGAATAGCCGGGTTAGACGTGGATTTATTAATCATTTCCTCAAGCGACGAAACGTTGCCGTCTTCGTCTACCAGTTCATGACTTTTGAAAAAATCCCGGTTTTTACGGCGCTGTTCCTGCCACTCGATCAGGCTGGAAGCGCTAACGTAGGCGTGCGCTTTTTTATTTACCGCGCCAACAGCACGCAGCTGGTTCTCGCGCCAGTCACAACGCAAGCGCCAGATTTTGCGCCCCCACCAGTCAGGCGAAGCCATACGCAAAATGGCCGTGCATATGCGCTCGCGTTCCCACGGCGCATACCATGCAGGCGGCACAATACGAAGCGCCAGCATTTCGCGGCCCAGGTGGCAATAAAGCCAGTCCAGTTCTTCGACGTTCATGTCGGAAACATTCCGCCCCAGGGCTTCGCATTCCGTCCCAAGCATTTCAGCCATGCGGCTGGCTATCTCATTAGCGGCGCTTAGTGCCTCCCGCTTTGTGAAATCAGCCAGTCGTTGCCAGCGCCCGAACCAGTACGCGGCCAGTTCGCCGGTGAGATCAGGCGAAACACCTTGCCTTGTGCGCACAACATCAAGACGCAGCAATGATTTTTTCACGGTCCCCATAAGAAAATCATTGGTGTGTCTGGCTTCACGGTTGGCCCGTAACCATTCAATTTTTTTGCGCCAGACTTCACGAATGAAGAACGGCTCTGATAATAAACGCGCTTCGACACCTTCCGGCGTATTGGCCCAGGCTGCCGCCGTAGCTTTGGCGGCTTCCATTTCCTGCCGGATTATATTTTGATGGGCGGCCAGTGGCAGGCCGCACGGTTCGTACCTGTCCAGCGCCTGGATAAGCGCGTTACGGTCGCGAACATCGTCGGGGTTGTAACCGGCGCGTTTGAAGATGTGATCGATGTGTTTTTTAACGGCAGGATGATGCGCCACCGCCCCGGCAAGCGGGGCGATTTTTTTCGGTTCGTAGGTGTACAGACCAACAGCTGGGCGCGGCGCGTTCCAGGGCCATGCAAAGGCGGCGTCAGACATTTGACGCCCCCATCATGTAAGCCTTTATGAACGCTGTTGCCGCTTCAACGTTGAGGGCGTTTCCGTAGGCGCGAAGACGTCCCACTCTGGAGGCAACCCCATCAACCAGCGGGACAAGTTCGGGTTCAACTGGCCGCCACTTTTCATCCTGGCAGAACAACCAGTCAGCAGATCCCCAGAAACCGTTAACCGGGCCGGGCCTGTTATCTGTGCTACCACATCCAGAGTGTCCGTTGACAGCTTCCCGTTGCGCATCCTGCCCCCCTGATATCCCCCTTTGTGATCCCTTGCCGCTGGTGTAGGCCACCCCGCCAGACAGGCAAAATCTTGTAAGTTCGACTGACGGCCAGCAAGCCTCCGCGCAATGACTTTCTGCGCGTCCTGGTAAGCATTCTTTGTATTGCTCGCGGTTGGTGTCGGCCACCCAGTAAGCTCTGTCACGGATGTGCGGTGCGCCGACGCTCGCAGACGGAAACGCACACGCCCCGAAGGCATATCCCATTGCTTCCATGTCTGCTTGTACAAGGTCGATCCAGTCATTTGCGTCAGCGCTTGCAGATTGCTCGCCAAAGATAACGACAGGATCGCACTGCCCAACCAGCCAATGCATGGCGGGCCATAAGTGCCGCTCGTCAGTAAATCCCTTTCCCTTGCCTGCCGGGCTGAAAGGCTGGCACGGGCAAGAACCTGTCCAGACTGGTCTGGAGTCCGGCCAGCCAGCGCGGCGCAGGGCATATGACCAAACACCAATCCCGGCAAAGAAGTGAACTTGAGTGAATCCGCGCAGATCGGCGGGTGTGACATCTTCAATACTCCTTTCATCAACAAAGCCAGGGGCAATCAACCCCGCAGCCATAAGGTTGCGCAGCCACTGGGCTGCATATGGATCGATTTCGTTGTAATAGGCAGTCATTGCGAGCGCCTTTTATTCCAGGCTTCGGCGGCATCCTGCTTTGAGGCATACCAACCGCGCCCATACTTGTTAATGATCGGGCCGTCCATCAATTCGCATGAGCACTCCGTACAAGACGGGGCATAAACACGCGTTTCTGACTGGTAATCAAAAATAGAGTCAAAGAAAGCCGCTTCACCGCAAAAGGGGCATGGCAACAGATCAGATTTTTCGGACACTGGAAGCGATGGATGTTCATCAAGAAGTCGGCGTGCCATTTGGTGAATCACGCTACAGGGAGGCTCGCAGGCGACAAGCGCCGAAAGAAAACCAGTATCTTCCGCAGTTGCAGCAGCCTCCACCGTAGTGGGCTTATGGAAAGGCCAGTTAGCGCCGCGCGTAACGAAAGAAGTGAAACTAAGCAGGACGTACCCCGGCATAAACGCCGATACATCAGCGACATGAGATATTATTACTACGTTATAGCTGCCCGAATATTTGCCGTTAGCGGGTAAAAACTCCCTCAAAAACAAAACATCGCCCGCGCTATAGTCGCGATCATTTAGGCGTAATTCAGCGTATTTCACGCGGTCCAGAACAGGCTGAAAAAACTCCGGCCAAATCTTTAATTCGTGGGTTTTTCTCATTGCAGATCCCTCGCTATTACCACGTTTCCGGGTTATCGGACGGCTCGCAAATATCGCAGTTGCCTCGACAATCAAACGACCACCCCTCCTCACATGCGGCGATACCTGGGCAACATTTCGCACAGTGACCACCTTCATAGCGCCCGCAGCCATCACAGACAGGCAGCACGCCAATCACTTCACTGGCGGCCCCTCTTGTAATGGCGTTCGCGCTGACAGAACGGTTAACGCTGATTTCCTGGAAGTTGAAAGAGTGATAAATCTCGCGGGTGGCTGGGGTATCGCTGTTGGACAGGATCACCGGTGAACCAGTAAGGCGGTTAATATCCAGCAGGGCGGCAGCCAACTGGCGATGCTCTTTAATCCCAAACGGGGCGGTGTGGTATTGGGTGAAATTAGCGGTTTCGCTTGTTGGCAGGTATGGCGGATCGCAGTAGATAACCGCGTCACTACCAATCATGATTTTTAACGTGCTCTGGAAATCGCAGCACACGAAAATAGCTTTCGTGTCGTTAGCTTTTTCAGAGAATAAACGGATTTGTTCTTCCGGGAAGTAAGGCGGGGTTTTGTGACGCCCAAAGGGAGCGTTATATCCACCCTGTTGGTTGTAGCGTACTACGCCGTTATATCCGTGACGGTTCAGGTAAAGAAATTGTGCTGCACGAAGAATCTTGCCCGTGTCCGGTCCGTTCTCAAACACATTGCGCGATGAAAGAAGGTCATGGGCGCGGGCGTTGAAATCTTCGCGGATCCACTTATAGCCGTCTTTATCGCCGTACACTTTAAACAGCGGGCGAGCAGCGTCGATCACCGCATCAGGCCAGCGGGTTATCTGGCGATACAGGTTAATTAAATCTGGGTTGATATCACCCAGGATATAACGGCGATATTCAGTATTGAGGAAAACAGAAGCACCGCCGACAAACGGTTCCACCAGGCAATCGGCTTTCGGCAGAATCGGCAGCAAATCAGGCATAACGCGGCCTTTACCACCGGGCCATTTAACGAGAGATCGAATCATTTTTACTTTCTCCAGGGTGCAAGAAGCCCGACGCGTTAGCGCCTGTTTCTTTTTTGTGGGTAGTTAGTTGTTAATTGACTGAGTTATCTGGCGCGGGTGGTTTGTCGCGTATCGCCTGAATTTCGGCGCGTGGTGCGGCGTAGTCCTCAAATTCCCACGGCATTGATGCTGCAAATTCGGAAAGGCGCTTAATGCCCATCAAAAGGCACGTTTGCTCCTTTTCGGTTAGATTTTCGTAAGTGCAACCCAACTGTTTGGCGGTCAGTTTCGGCATTCCGGCTATGTATCTGGACGCATCGTTTGCCAGGATGAAAATCACCTTTTTGCAGGCATCATCCAGGCGGTTAAAACGGGTTGCAGTGTCATTCACGCGTGAGGCGTTCAAACTGGCTTGCAGCCGCGCCCGTTGCTCTAAGAACTTGCGGCGGCCCGGCTGTTGTCCTGTCTTATCCATCAACACAACCACCTCCCCGAACTACGCGAAGATGCCCATTAAGCGGGAAAACCAGCGGCGCTTGTTACGCGGGCGTGACATAAACGGTAAACGGCAGTTTTTAACAAATTGAACATCTGCCGCTTTAGGTTGGAAGAAACGCCCGTCCGGGGTTTCAATCCAGCCGCGTTGATGCTGACGGTGGGTGATCTGCTGGCCGTGAGTGAGCAGGCTGGCAAGTGATGGGCAATTGGTCAGAGTAGTCATATTCATAACCCCATCCATAAAAGCCACGCGTCGCGCTGTTCCACTGGGCGGTTATAAAATGCCTCACGAACACCACGATTAAACTCAGGAATGAAAACCCATTTATCACCAGCGCGGGCGGCTGGTTTTGAAGGGTCGCGCAATTCGATCAACGGCAGCTTATTGGCTTTTGCCATCGCTTCGACAGCGGTTTTTGGTTTACCGATAAGTTCGGCAAACTTATCTGTATGCACTGCGTCCAGTGGGTACTGGATCACATAATCATTTGCTTCCATCGCTTACCCCTACTTTTTCCCGATGAATGACCCGTCGAAATCTCGGCGAGCGGGTCAGTTCGTGCTAGTCTCAGAGGATCCAGCTCTTTGTAGACCGTTCAGGAACGCTCCTGAAGAGGTGGATTCATGCCTGAAAAGGTCACTAAGTACAAACCCTTTGCGAGAATATAGTCACTAATATGCAACCAAGTCAAATGAAAATGGGCCAGAAATTAAGGGCAATCAGAAAATCTGAAGGATTAACTCAAGCAAAGTTCTGTGAAATCAGTGGAATAGCACTAGGCACAGTAAAAAATTATGAAGGGGGACATGCAGAACCAGGAATTCAGGTGGTTTTGCAGACAACAAACACACCGCAATTTCAGAAATACACGCTATGGCTAATGACCGATAAGACAGCCCCACAAGCTGGTCAAATCGCACCGGCCCTCGCACACATTGGGCCAGACGTAACAAAATCAGACCAATCCGAGAAACAGACTGGTTAACACTTTATAAACATTACATTTTCACTATTTGTTACCAAGATAGTGATCTATGCGCCGGAGGGCTTTCTTATGTCAATTAAGAAGCTCGATGATGGTCGCTATGAAGTGGACATAAGACCGCGCGGGCGCGAAGGACGTCGCATTCGCCGGAAGTTTGAAAGGAAAGCTGAGGCGGTCGCATTTGAACGCTATACGCTGGCAAACGCGAACCAGAAAGAATGGGCTGGACAGCGGGCAGATCGCCGCACGCTAAAAGAACTGCTGGATTTATGGTGGAAGTATCACGGCCAGAATCATGAACACGGCCAAAAGGAATTTAATCACCTGCTCAAAACTATCAGCGGGCTGGGTGATATTCCAGTTAGCAGGATGAACAAAAGAATGTTGATGGATTACCGTTCCGCAAGACTCCGCGACGGGATCAGCCCATCAACAATTAACCGGGATATGTACCGTTTTTCCGGCATGTTCACAAAGCTGATTCAGCTGGAAGAGTTTGTCGGGACACATCCAGTACATGGATTACCGCCACTGGCCGAGGCTAACCCAGAAATGACCTTCCTGGAAAAAGCCGAAATAGCCAGCCTGCTGGATGCCTTAACAGGTGATGCCCGATTAATTGCATTGCTGGGGGTTAGCACTGGCGGGAGGTGGTCAGAACTGGCAACGCTAAAACCTTCGCAGATAGCAAACTGCCGGATCACATTCCTTAAAACGAAGAACGGGAAAAAACGAACGGTCCCCATTTCGTCAGAACTGGAAAAGATGATCAGGAAGGAAGCCAGCGCGAAACTGTTTAAGGTGGATTATGAGAAATTTTGCAAAACACTGCGGATGGTCAAACCCGACATCCCGCCGAACCAGGCAACGCATATCTTGCGCCATACCTTCGCCAGCCATTTTATGATGAACGGGGGGAACATAATTGCCTTACAACAGATACTGGGACACGCCAGCATTCAACAAACGATGGTCTATGCGCATTTGTCGCCAGATTATCTGCAAAATGCTGTCGCACTGAATCCGCTTGCGGGTGGAACGTCGATTTAA